CCCAAACAAATCCAGCATCATTCCAAAACACAAGGTACTCAGCGAAGAAGATGGCATCTATCAGGTTGCTGTGTACTGGGGGCTTGATGAGAGTCGGGTGCTTAAGAACCTTGGTGTAAAAGATGTACCGTCCCCAATCAAAGGACGCTATAGTTGGCCGGGCAAATACACGCCAATGGATCACCAAATTGAGACAGCGGCATTTTTGACACTACATCGTAGAGCTTTCTGTTTTAACGACCCCGGCACTGGCAAAACGCTCTCTGCTTTGTGGGCGGCTGACTACTTGATGAAGCTAGGACATGTACGCCGTTGTTTGATTCTGTGTCCGCTATCTATCATGCACGACGCTTGGGTAAGTAGTATTGGTAAAAGCGTTATCCATCGTTCGGTTGTTGCGGCGCATCATACTCAAGCATCAAGACGTGTTGAGATGGTACAAGGCAATTACGAGTTTGTTGTGGTGAACTACGACGGACTAAACCTTATTGCTGAAGAAGTCATTGCCAACGGCAAGTTTGACCTAGTTATCGTGGACGAAGCAAACGCATACAAGAACCCATCAACAAAACGCTGGAAGTCACTTAACAAGATTCTCAAGCCTGACACGATGCTGTGGATGATGACAGGCACACCTTCTGCACAATCGCCTGTGGACGCCTATGGTTTGGCTAAGCTAGTGAACCCTTCAGGTGTACCGAAATTTGCTACGGCATGGCGTGACAAGGTAATGGCTAAGTTGACCAAGTTTAAGTGGGTGCCAAAGTCAGGTGCGGCGCAAGCGGTATACGATGCTCTTCAGCCAGCAATACGTTATACAAAAGAAGAGTGTACGGATCTGCCTCCAGTTTTAACAGAAACCCGTGAGATACCTTTAACTCCACAACAAGTTAAGTACTACCGCATGCTTAAAGATCGTATGGTTATGCAGGCATCGGGCGAAACAATTACTGCTGTTAATGCGGCGGCTGGTGTATCAAAGTTGCTACAAATATCAGCGGGTGCGGCATATACCGATGATCACGAGGTTGTTGAGTTTGACTGTATGCCTCGCTTGAACGTACTACTTGAGGTGTTGGAAGAGACTAGCCGTAAGGTAATTGTGTTTGCCCCATTCAGACACAGCATAGAAACAATCCAAACCTTTCTACTAAAGCACAACATAGCAAGCGAAGTCATTCATGGCGATGTGTCAGTAAATAAGAGAACAGATATTTTCAAGCGTTTCCAAACCTTGCCTGACCCTCGCATACTGGTGGTGCAACCGCAAGCCGCCTCACATGGCGTAACCCTCACAGCCGCCGATACTGTGGTGTTTTATGGTCCTGTCATGTCGGTAGAGACGTATTTACAATGTATTGCTCGAGCGGATCGTATTGGTCAGACGTCCACCAATGTGACGGTAATACACTTGCAAGGTAGTGATATAGAAAAGAAAATGTTTAAGCAATTAGAGAAACGTGTTGCAGGGCACGACATACTCTTGAACCTATATAAGGAGGAAATTAATTCATAAGGAAAACCCTATGTTGGGGTACTAATTGACTTTACTGATGTATAATATTTTACAAAGGAGCATAAAAATGCCAAACGAAGATGAGTTAATACCGCTAGATAAACTAGCTCGTGTGTATCGCAAGATATACACCAAGGTTCAAGAACTGACCAAGGAGTATGAGAGTCAGATTGAAGAACTTAAAACGAAGCAAGAAGAAATTAAGAACGCCATGAAAGATCAGATGTTGGCATTGGGCAGTAGCTCTGTGCGCACAGATGAAGGCACTATTATTTTGTCGCAAAAGACACGCTACTACACAGACGATTGGGATTCATTCAAGACGTTTGTTATGGAGCATGACGCACTAGACCTATTCGAAAAGCGTATAGCACAAAAGAATATGTCTATGTTTTTAGAAGAGAACCCCGGCGTAGTGCCAGCCGGTCTTAACTCGATGTCTGAGTATGCAGTAACTGTACGTAAACCAACCAAATAAGGAATGTATTATGGGCGAACTAGCCAACTTTAATCCCACTCAAACCCCTGCATTTGCACGCAAAGGGGAACTATCAACACTAGCCAAAAGCCTCGCAGGGGGTGGTGTAGGCGGTGGTGGCAAACGTATTTCTATCAAGGGCGGTGTATTCCGTTTGATGGCTGATGGCAAAGAGATTACCTCTATTGATGATCGCCACCTTGATGTTGTTATCGTTAATGCCGCACCAAAGATTAGCCGTACATACTACGCTGGCACATACGAAGAAGGTAATACTTCAGCGCCTAACTGCTGGTCTGCTGACGGCGAAACACCTGATGCGTCTATTGATGAACCACAAGCATCAAACTGTGCGTCATGCCCCATGAATGTTAAAGGCTCAGGACAGGGCGATTCCAAGGCTTGCCGTTTCTCACAACGTCTTGCTGTAGTCTTAGCCAACGATATTCAAGGTGATGTAATGCAGTTGACCTTAGCGGCTACATCAATCTTCGGTAAAGAAGAAGGCGACAAACGCCCACTACAAGCCTATGCTCGTTACTTAGCGGCACAGAACATCAACCCTGAGACACTTGTAACACGTCTACGTTTTGATACAAAAGCTGCAGTACCCAAGTTGTTTTTCCAACCACTACGTTGGTTAGAGGATGACGAGTATGCAGTAGCAGTAGAGAAGGGTTCTTCAACTCCAGCCAAGAACGCTATCACAATGAGTGTAGCTAAAAAAACCGATGCGCCACTAGCGCTTGAAGGGGCTAAGCCAAAAGCTAAAGCCGAAGAAGCTGAGTCATTCGATGAGCCTGAGAAGCGCAAGCCAGCACCAAAATCAACCGCAGTACCACAGAAGAAAGCCGGCAGTCTAGCCTCTACTGTTGATGAGTGGGATGACGAGTAATTAGTTTTGGGGGGAACGTGGATGGTTTAATAACCCGATGCTTCACATACATCGCACCAGTACCCCCGCCCACAACTTAACGAGAAGATCATGGCTTATTCAGAAGAAATTAGAAACACCACAAAGAACGCACCTAAGACGCTGGGCAATCAGCTAGGGCGGTGGGCGATCAGCTTAGATTTCCCAGTAATAGAAGTAGCAAAATTTACAGGCGCAACAAGACAAACTGTGTACAACTGGTTCAGCGGAACCGAAGTAACCAACGCATATAAGATGCGTGTGCAGTCCTTGTTGAACATACTCCAATCAAGCAAGACATCAGAAGAGGCACTAAGACAATGCAACAAACACCAATAGAATCCCCAATCCATGCCTCGTCTCTTAGTGATCTTGAACTACTACGTTTTGCCGAAGAGTTTGTGTATGGTCAAGGTTTGCCTAAGAATTTCCAAATAGAGCTAGTTCGCCGTTTCGCCGACAAAATAGTACAAACACGCAGTTATTAACTCGAAAGGTTTCACATGACGTCGCAGGAATTCCTAGCGACTGTGCTACCGACTTCGGGACTTTATTGCGCCGTAGAAATTAGCACAGCTAAAAAAGAACACGTATTTGTAAATACGATTGAAGAACTGTATAGCGCCGCTATGCAGTTTGACGAGAAGAAGTACAACACTTTCTATGCACTAGCTACGTTTAATGACGAGAAGAAACGTCTTGCCGATAATGCGGTAAAGATTAAATCTTTGTTCTTAGATATTGATTGTGCAGTAGGCAAGGACTACGAAAGCAAAGCCGATGCCGCTCGTGCATTAGATCAGTTTTTAGTAGACTCACGCCTTGAATCTTTGGGTAATCCGTGGATTATTTCTAGCGGTGGGGGGTTGCATGTTTACTTTCCGTTTACTGAAGAAGTAGATGTTGCCACTTGGAAACCTGTTGCAGAGAACTTAAAGCGGTTATGCAAGAAGCTCAAGTTCAACATCGACTACTCCGTTACAGGAGATGCCGCACGTATCCTGCGTGTGCCTGATACACACAATTACAAGCAAGAAAAGCCACGCAAAGTAGTCATTAAAGTAGCAGGCACTACGTTCGATTTTGAGACCCTTGCAAGCCACCTTAAAGAAGAGATTGGGTTTGCGGCATACGAAGGCTTACCTGCATTACAACTGCCCGGCAACCGCCCTAAATTACCGCCCAATGCCAATAGCGTCAAGCTAATAGAAAACAGCGTTACATTCTTTAAAACTATCGGGGATAAATGCGGTCAGATTAACTACTACCGTGAACATGCAACAGAAGACGGCATGGAACCCTTGTGGCGTGGCATCCTCAGCATAGCTAAGTCATGTACTGACGGGGTAGAAGAAGGCTTGGCATTATCGGCGATGCACCCATACGATTTAGACCGTCACAATACCAAGTGGAATCAGATCAAAGGACCATATAAGTGCCTTAAGCTAGATGAAGCAAACCCCGGTGTATGTACCAACTGCCCCCACTACGGCAAGATTACTAACCCATTAGCACTAGGGCGAGAGATCAAGGTTGACAACGAGCCAAAAGAAGTTGTAGTCGATCGGATACAAGAGAAAGAAATCTCAGCCAACCTCAATGACGAGACAGAACCAGTCAAGATTACACGCCCAACTCCACCTAAAGGATTTGGCTTTGGTACTAATGGCGGTGTGTTTATGGACAAGTTTGTTGAAGACGAACAGGGTAACAAAGCACGCAAGCAAATAATGCTCCTCCCCTACGATTTGTTCGCAGTAGATATTCTTAATAATAAAGGAGATCACATAGTTCACCTAATGGCTTTTCGTCCTGATGGTGCAATCGATGTTTTAATCCCTCAGAAATCCATTGTCAGTAAAGAAGAAACCGTCAAGGCATTAGCCAATCAGAACATCATTGCCGCCTTTGGCGCTGGTAATGACAAGAACTTATTTGATTATGTGCGTGGTTGTGTGGAGTTTATTAGTGCCAACAAAAAGGCTATACCTATACCAAGTAGTTGTGGCTGGCAAGAAGACGAAACATTTGTGTACAACAGCCGTATCTTTGCACCTAACGGCACAGAAATATACGTACCAACCCCAGCGCTAGATAACATCAACCAGTCTACCAAACCAACTGGCACGCTAGATAACTGGAAGAAGGTCTTTAACATGCTGATTGCCAAAGGTGAGTGGCAGGTCTTGGCTATGTCTTTAGTTGGTCCAGCTTCTGTCTTGATGGACTTTACAGGCTACAACGGATGTGTATATCACCTCGGTTCTTCTAAATCAGGTATGGGTAAGTCGTTGGCTCTTGAACTAGCGGCTAGTTTCTTTGGTCATCCTGAGCGGTATCGTGTAACACAGAGTACGTCTATTGTTGCATCGCAACAGCGTCAGGGTTTATTGAATAGCTTGCCGTTCATTATTGACGAGACTACCAACAAGAGTCGTGATGACTTCGAGTGGTTGCCTGAGTTCCTGTTAGATTTAACGCAGGGTAAGGGCAAAGATCGTATGAAGCAAGGCTCTAACGAAGAGCGGATTAACGACACTACTTGGAAACTACTGGTACTTTTCTCGTCCAATACGCACGTCATGGACTTCTTATCGGGCGCTCGTAAACACGCATCACAGGCTGAGATGTTCCGTATTCTTGAGTTGCAGATGAACCGCAAGCTAAGCTGGACACCCGAAGAAGCTGAATCATTATCACTTCTAAAGAAAAACTTCGGTGTAGCAGGACGTGAACTTATCCGTTGGATTGTCAGAAACAGAGAAACTGCCAAGCGAGTACTGGCTGAAACCCAAGAAAAGCTAAAGACAGAGTTCGAGTCTAATGCAGACGAGCGCTACTGGACTGCTGGTAATAGTTGCATCATCGCTATTGTGCAACTGCTTGGTAAAAAGTATGCCAACATTATCGACATCCCAGTCAAACCTATCGTAGAAGTACTGCGCATGATGGTGTATAGCGCTCGTGGGATTATACATAGTAGTGAGCGTACGGCTGAGGATGTATTGAACGCCTATACCCGTGAGTATTATGGTAAGTTTGTTATGGTTAAGCTGTCTATTGAGGGCAAATTAATAGCTAGTCTGGGCGGTACGGAAGCTGTAGACGAATCGTTAACTCGATCTGATATTGCGGGGCGTGTAGAAAAAGGCTTTACACCGGGGCACATTGATTACTTTATTGAAAAGCAACTACTTAAACAGCATTGTGTATCCATGAGTTTTGGTTACAAAGACTTCAAAGAAGCTATTGAGGCGATGCCCAACTACAAGGTTAAGTACGTGCGTAAAGATATGCTAACCAAGACTCGTGGTCCGTCAATGCGGGTTAATGTGATGCAGATTACTAGACCGATAACGCCTGACGACAATGAAGAAAGTTAAGATGCATTATCCGTGGCAAAAGCTAGAAGTTAAGCAGAAGTTTTTTATACCAACATTGCGGTTAGAAGAAACAAAAAGTGAGGGGCTTAGCGCCGCCACTCACTACCACATCATAGGTAAAGCCGAGTTTGGTACCGTACAGGGCAAACTCGGTGTTTTGTTTACACGCGTTCGCTAATTGTTTTATTGGTTTGGTTAAACATCTCAGCTATCTTAATCTTAGCTGCACGAACTTCTTTTAACTTAGCTGTTTTGTCTGCCGCGCTCATACCGGGTACTTCACCACGAGAGAGCAAACGCTCAAGTGCACTAAGTTCACCCATCTCACGAACAAACGAGCCAGCAGCTTCTTGCATAACAATTTCAGTTTTAAACTTATTAAGAACAGACAACGCCTTTTCTTTTTGACCGCTATTAACTAGATCGTTAAACGACTTACTAGCTTGTTGGGCACGATTAGATATTTCATACGCCGCATTAATTACGCCCGGAGCATCATTAGGTTGGAAGAAACCGCCAATCAAAGGCAACTGACTAGCTGTTTTTTCAGGAGCTACTATGTCAGATGTAGGCGCTAGGAATGGATTTAATAAGCTAGCCATTGCCACAGTTAAACCACCGCCGTATGCCCTTGCCATGTAATCTAGCATTACTGGAGATAAGTACTCAGGCGCCATTGAAGCAATTAGTTTAGATGCTTCTGTTGTATTGTTACGTTCTCTGTAGCCGGGCAACATAGACTTCTCACGGGCAGACTCAATACCCTGACCTGTGTAGAAAGAAGTACCACTATAGGCTGCAATAGCTGGTTTAATAGCTTGCGGTATGCCAACTGGAATAGAGTTTACTGCGGCTTGTTTGTAAAACTTAACCACATTGCTAAGTTTTTCGTCTTTAAATGCTAAGCCATACACAGCTTCGGGCAACGCTTTAAAGACATAACCAAATTCAAACGGTGCTGGAACTTTAAGAGGTTCGTCAAAAAACGGTACACGAATAAACCAGCTTGTGTACTTAGTAAAAGGATCTGCGTTCTTGTAAGCCTCGTCATCGGACATCAATGCCGCATACGCCACAGTAAATAGACCCAACGCTGTGCCACGACGCCATAGCTTGGCACGCAAATCTTTTTGTTGACCTAGAGTTAGCTTGCCTCTAAACGCTTTAGCAAGAACATCAAGACCTTGAATCTGCGTATTCATAAACGGGATCACTGTTGCTAACATGTTGACGGTTGGAGATAAACCACGTTTGTTGTAGTTTAAAGCTTCAAGCACCGTTAACTTAGCACGCATTGGAGACATGCCTTTTCTAACATATGCGTTGTACATAGCAACACGAGTAGCAGCGTCAGCTTTCATAGCAAGTCTGTCAGCTTTAACAAACAGGCTTTGCATGGTGTTTTTACCACCCATAATCTGTAAGAATGCTTTAGCTTGATCTTCGGGCATACCGGTAAATACCTGTCCACCCTCAATACCCGACGCCTGCAGTTCTTTTTCTGCTAAGTTTTTACCTATTAGCAT